ACCATAGGCGAAGGTCTCCTGCTCGTCGCCTGGATTAGCCTCACCGTGATGCGGACGCCACTGGATCGGCACCAGATGATTTTCGGATTTCAGCTTGTCAGTATCCAACACAAACATGATGCCGTCGCGCCAGTATTGCGCGAAATTGAAGCTGCGCGTCAGACTGACCCCCGACTCATGGCCCACATGGGTCGGCGTGCCCCTGATCGTGCCACTGGCGATGATCCTGAGCGCGGCATCGACGGTCGTAGAATGAAACAGCAATCCCGTGGCATCGCCTTCGATCAACCTCATCCAACGCCGAAGACTATGCGTCATCGGAATACTCCGCGAGATCAATATACTTGTCTCGCTCATCGTACAGATCGGTGAGCCGGACCGTGGTTTCCATGAGAAGTTCAGCGTAGCGCATAATCGCTATCTATCGCAATAGTGAGCGAAAAGGTTTGGACAAAGCCCGCCCATCGTAGTCAGACTACGATTACACGACCAATAACCAACTGCCTACAGTGATTGGCGATGTGGGCGTGTAGGAGACGGTTCTGTGGGCGTCCATCCGGCATCACCCGTCAGTCGCAGGATTGACGGGTGAATGTTAATGGGTTAGCACCTAGTCAGGCGTATGCCATAAATATCACATGGAAAATGCCCTGAGACGATGGATACGGCTGGTGGAAGACGCCGATGATCGAGGCTTCAACATCGATGCCTACCACGGCACGACCGCTGCTTTTGACGCGTTCGATCCGCGCCGAACTGGCGATATCGGGATGCATTTCGGGACTCTTCAACAGGCTGATAAAGTCATAAGACCAATATTTCGTTCGCCTGACAATGCGGAGTATCAGCCGGGCGCAAATATTATTCCCGTCAAACTGCGTCTGCATAACCCCCTGCGTGTCTATGATATGTTTTCTACGTTGCGAACGACCTATATGAACCGCGCCAAGATTTGGTGTTTGAACACTAAAGGTTTTGATCCGAATAACGAGGATCATGATCGTATTTTCGACTTGGCGAAACAAACAGATCGATTGCGACGCGCAGCGGGTGGTGAATGGGGCGCTCTGAACAAGTCTAAGAGCGAACAACAAGCCAAGTTCACAGCCAGTGCCGCAGATTTTTGGCGCGCGATCCAAGCCAGCGCCGAGCGACAAGGCTATGACGGTTTGGTTTATGGCAATCGTGTCGAAGGCAAAGGCGACAGCTACGTGGTGTTTCATCCAAACAATATCCGCACCCGACACGCCAGCTTCGATCCATCAAAAACGTCTAGCGATAAGCTGCTCGACGGCAGAGTGAACTCACATACTGACATTCTGGGCGAGACCTTGCGACACGGCCATAACGGCGTGCCCGAGACGCTGTATCACGGCACGGGTCTCCAACAGTATCTGGACATGCGCGCCAGCAACACCTTCGACATCGACAGCTACGATCAAGGCAATCTCGGGTTTAGTACCACCGAAGATGAAAGTGTCGCGATTCGGTTTGCCAGAATGTCATCCCAGGGCGGCCGATGGGGCGTGGTCCTCACGTTAGATGGGCACAAACTGGCCGCATCCCACACCGTCACACCACATGATGATGACGATGAATACGGCACACTGGGCGACAACTACGAATGGGAATGGGTCGTTACCAGTAAAACGAACAAAATCACCAACGCAAAGAGTTTTATCACTCAGGTGCAGGTGGTGGATACCAAGGGTGATCCGAATTATTTGCAGCCCTGGGATGAGACGGTCCATGGTGACCGTGCCGTTGCGGGCGTCCCCGGCACGGAGGCGGCCGGTATCGCCAAGCTCAAAGCTACCTATTCTCGACCGAAGGCCCAAGCCGCGATGCTGGCACTCGCCCGTATCCACCATCCGAATGAGCCGTCGCAGAAACTGCGCGATCTGATCGCCGATTTGAACGCAGACCAGTTGTACAAGATGTTGTGGCTCTACCACAGCCGTAAGCAGGATTGATCGCCATCATCCCACTTCTCTGGCGATGTGGAACACTGAGTGCCCGCGCTGCCACGGGTGCAGCCCCGCATCACGCACATCGCAAGCTGGACTCGCGTCAGGATCAACATGGCTTCAGACAGGCCCCGCCATTGGCCTGGGATGCCCCCCTGAGCGGTTCAAACGGGCTATCGCCTCTCAGCAGTCTCGCTACCAGTGGCAGGCGTGGCGGGGCCGTGGATGATTACGACAGTTCTTGATATATTTCCCGCGTGATCGCGAAATAGTCCAGCGCGCGGTGGCTGACTGACTGGTTGACCGTCAATGTGATCATATAGCAACCATCGAAGTTTATGAAGAACCGATCATCGGTCAGCAGTGCCCAAGGCGGCGGCTCTGTCAGCCAGATACGTAAGGGGAGCGCGTCCAGATAGTTCATCAGCCACGTTTCGATCGCCGGTCTGGGGACCGGAGCCTCGCTGCTGTCGAGCAGATTGGACATGGCAACTTCGAGGATCATGCAGAGTCTGCGGACATTGAGGTCGGCGAGGGGTGCCATCAGCTTTTGCCTCGGATTTTACCGTGTTGATTGGCACGACGGTTGGTATATACAGCTTGCCGACGCTTACGCTTTTTCGCGGCCAATTTCTCTTTGAACTGTGGCGTCTCGCGCAAAATCGCATTATCAGCGTGACCTTTACTCGACATTTTGAAGCTCCATTGGGGTCCGCACATTTATCCCGCAGTAAACACCAATGCAAGTCTCATCTACTCTCAGTAACAGGAGAACCCATGCAAAAGTTTGATTGGTATAGTTCAAAACAAGTGCTGGCACTGCCGATTGCCTGCGAGTGGGCAAAACCATTTCGCGCCCGCGTGGCCGAAGCCAAGGGTCGGGACATCGCCGTCGAGGCCGGACGTGCCACCATCGAAGTCTTGACCCGGAAATTGCGCTGTCGCAAATGGGTGCGCCGCCGCACCAGCAAGGCAAAATGGGACGGCCGCGCCGAAAGTCGCTACTACCGATCCCCGCATAATCAGAGTTTCGAAATCCGGATCAGCAATCATCCCTACCCCAAAGGAACCTACCCTGGGGCCGTCAATTACATTATCAGCCCGGAGGTGATGTTGACCAACACGGTCAATCAACTGCTGCGTCAGATCGTCCAAGACGAGCAGGCTTTCCAGCAGAATCTGGCACGAAAAGCGGCCCGACAACTTAAACTCGCTGATCGCGCCAAAAAAAAGCGAACGTGTGATGCACGTTCGCCTTAATCCATGTCATACCTGGACCAATCGCTTCTTGTTATCGTAGCCATTATCTTGGCTGGACAAACAGTCTGTTGGAGACCGGTCGGTTTGTCAAGCGGGTCAACTGCCACCGTTCAAAAAAAGAAGGCGTTGACACTGAACTGCGTTCCGCGTACATCCGCCGCCTCGGGAGTAAGTGACCGGGAGCCGCCTCGGAAGTAAGCGACCGGGAAAAAAGGGCGGAGGGTCAACCTCCGCCCGCTCCTCATCGCGGGTCCTACTGTTGCGGAAAATGGCGCTGTTGATCCGGGCCGCCCTGGTAATAATCAGCCCGCAGCGTTGACCAGACCGTTTCGAAAAACGTCTCGATCTCCTCGACGCTGTCCGCCCCGCTGACCACCTCGACATTGAAGATCACCCCCTTGCGTGCAAATTGATGATCGGTGGAAAAAAACGGCCGCGCCGGAGACCCGTTGTGCGCTGGGATGAGCCCATGAGAAATGAAAATGATATAACGGGTCCCCACGCGATCGGTGATGTGTTTCACATAGGACATACGATACCAACTCCCCAGCCGTTGCTCAGCATAAGTGTCGCGCAACGCCCGATAACCCGCAGCGAGTAATTGGTCAGTCGTAATCATGTTCGTTCTCCTTAGCGTCTGACAAACCGCAAAATGATTTGATATCACGATATGCCAGAAGGCGGCGAGGCCTCCAAGCCCTCCCCGCCATACGATTCACGCCTCCTGGTCGGCAGGCAGCGCATCGGCAAGCCAATTAAAATTCGGCTGATGCTCGCGAGTTTCCGTTTGCACGGCGAGCAACGCCCGGCATGATCATCCGACGTTCGGCCGCTAGCTCAGCCAAGGCCGTCTTGCTTTGTCTCGGATTGCGAAACATATTCAACCTCCTTGTTTAGCGCAGTATAGACTAGCAGATCATCACTGAGCTTCGCAACCATCGGAGAACGCCTTTGCATGGCGTCCCGGCCGAGACCTGAAGCGGAAATGGCAACGCAACAACCAGCCTGCTTTTGAACTTGGCGAAGTAGAAAAACAAAGATCACAATTTCGCTTGCATTGCGGCAGCAGAATATCGCAGTATGTTTTCACCGACGCAAACTCCGTCATACATTTGTTGTGACAGGCGTCTGACACCACTCAAAGTCCCTCGTGCTCCAAAGTGGTGAGAAAGTAATAGTCAGTCAGCTTCAAAATGCACTGATGGCGTGATTCCGGCAATATAACCGGACTAAATACTTGTACCATTGTCAGGACAGCAAATGGACATCGTAGCCCTTCTCAAAAACGACTTTCAAATTACCGAAACCACGTACATGAGTATCCAGGACTATTTGGACCTCTGTCGCACCGATTCGATGGCCTATGCCACACCCGCCGAACGCATGGTTGCGGCCATTGGTGATCCCGTCAAGCTTGATACCTCGGCCGATCCTCGGCTGTCGCGCATCTTCGCCAATCGCACCGTGCGAGTCTATCCAGCCTTCGAGGACTTCTACGGCATGGAGGACACGATTGAGCGGATCGTGGGATACTTCAAGCACGCCGCGCAGGGCTTGGAGGAACGCAAGCAAATCCTCTATCTACTGGGGCCGGTCGGCACCGCGAAATGTCACCGTGCCGGGACCTTGATCGCCATGGCTGATGGGTCATGGAGAACCATCGAAACTGTTCAGGTCGGTGACTGTGTGGTTTCGACTGATGCAACTACACATCGGACCTGTGCGGAGCAGGTCAACAACACTTTCATCCTAGATGAAAAGCCTGTTTGGAAAGTCACTACATCGCGTGGTTTGGAGGTGTGCGGAGCCCCAACGCATCGTTTATTCACCAACCATGGCTGGAAACAAATTGACGCTTTGCGACCGGGGGATTTGATTGCTACGGCAATGACATTGCCGTTCGGTACCAAACGCGACGACGAAGCGTTTCTAAAAGTACTAGCTTATATCCTGGGTGACGGGCATATACCGGCATCTGGAAATATAACGTTCACCAATTTCAACGAAGCGGTGGTAGCTGATTTTCAAGGCGCAGTTGCGGAACTGGGCTGTGTCGTCAAACCGCAGATCGAAGCAGCAACAGGTCTGATCGACTATTACCGGATCAATGAACGCGAAGGTGAAATGGCGATCCGCCATCGTTTTGAGGAATTGAACCTAAACGGTACGCTAAGTCACACAAAATTCATTCCTGACTACGTGTTCCAATTGGAAGAAGATCAAGTCGCGTTATTTTTATCTAGATTATACGCCACTGATGGATGGGCTTCTTGCGGAACTAATAACGAAATCGGCTATACCAGTGTGTCTGAGATCATGGCTCGACAAGTCTGCTCGCTGCTAAGCAAATTTGGTATCGCTGCACGCATCTCCTCCTACGTGCCGATTTTGAACGGGGTGAAGAAACGGAGAGCCTATACTGTTGCAATATATGATCGGTATCATATCATGACGTTTCTTTCCAGAATTGGTATTTATGGAAAAGAAAAGGCATGTGACGAAGTGTTTGTCAGTGTCATCGATCAACGAAAGCACTCGGGTGGTTGGGATATTTTGCCGAAGAACTTAGTGATCGAGGCCACAAACACTCTACTAGCATCAAAAAAAGACGGTACGTCCAGACTCAAGGAAAACTTGCGCACTCAACTCGACAATAACATCGGGTCCCGCAGGGGCTTTGTCCGATATGCCATTGAGTTCTTCAAAAACGCTGAATCGTTGCGAGAACTTGCCGAAGGTGATATTTACTGGGACAAGATAGACGATATCGTTGACCTCGACTGTGATGAGCCGATGTATGATATTGAAGTTGCCGGAACGCATAATTACGTCGCGAACGGCATTGTTAGTCATAATTCGAGTCTGGCGATCCGCGTCGGCGAGTTGATGACCAAGTTTCCGATCTACGTATTGTGTGCAGGTGATGGAATGTCGCCCGTGCTGGAAACGCCGCTCGGTCTGTTCAATGCGCCCAGGTATCATGCACTGATGGCCGATTATGGCATCGACAAGCGTTACTTGAATATGATTCTCAGTCCATGGGCGATCAAACGGTTCAAGCAGGCGGGTGGCGATATCACCAAGTTCCGGGTGGCGCGGGTGATGCCGTCGAAGCTCGAACAGATCGGCATCGTCAAGACCGAGCCGGGCGACGAGAACAATCAGGATATTTCGTCCCTGGTCGGCAAGACTGACATCCGCAAGCTGGAAAAGTTCTCACAGGATGATCCTGATTCCTATTCGTTTTCAGGTGGTCTGTGCCGGGGCAACCAAGGCATGCTTGAGTTCGTTGAAATGTTTAAAGCTCCGATAAAAATGCTACATCCGTTGCTGACGGCGACGCAGGAAGGCAATTATATGGGAACTGAAGCCATTTCCGCCATCCCGTTCAACGGTATCGTCGTGGCGCATTCGAATCAGAGCGAATGGCAGAACTTTAAGGCAAACTCTAATAATGAAGCCTTCATCGATCGGATTTGTGTGATCAAGGTGCCGTATTGCCTGCGCGCCACCGATGAGCGCCTGATCTATGAGAAGATGCTTCAGTCGTCTGACTTGAAGAATGCCCCGTGTGCCCCGGCGACCTTGCAGATGCTGGCCGAATTCTCGGTCCTTACGCGGCTGGCGAAGCATGAGAATTCCACCCAGTGGGCGAAACTGTGTGTCTATGACGGGCAAAACATCAAGGAGACCGATCCGCGCGCCAAGCCGGTGATGGAATACCGCGAAGCGGCGGGCGTTGATGAGGGGATGACCGGCACGTCAACCCGGTTCGCGTTCAAGGTCTTATCCGCGACGTTCAACCACGACACCGACGAAGTGTCGGCCGATCCGGTGCATCTCTTGTTCATGTTGGAACGGGCGTTGATCCGCGAACAGTTCCCCAACGACGCCGAGAAAATGTATCTCGACTATATCAAATCGGAATTGGCGCCGCGCTACGTCGAGTTCATCGGCAACGAAATCCAGATGGCCTACCTGGAAGCCTATGACGAATTCGGGCAAACCTTGTTCGATCGGTATATAGTCTATGCAGACCACTGGATGGACGATATCGATTATAAGGACGCCGACACTGGCACAATGTTCAACCGCGAATATCTGAACGGCGAGTTGGAGAAGACCGAAAAACCGGCTGGCATCGCCAATCCGAAGGATTTTCGGCAGGAATGCGTCAAGTTTGTGTTGCGCCAGCGGGCCAACGGCAAAATCATCAAGTGGACGTCCTACGAAAAACTGCGCAAGGTGATCGAGAAGAAGATGTTCTCGAACGTGGCTGAACTGCTGCCGATCGTCAGTTTCGGTACTAAGTCGAACAAAGACGATCAAGATAAACACAATGACTTTGTTGATCGCATGAGCCAGAAAGGTTACACGCCCCGACAAGTTCGGCGTGTCGTTGAGTATTATATGCGAGTGCAGAAGTCTGGGTAATTTTTAAGGACACCTGTCATGACATTCGGCATTATTGATCGACGCCTGAACCCCAGTGGGAAAAGTCTGACAAACCGGCAACGCTTCGTCGAGCGCGTGAGAGGATCGATCCGCACAGCGGCGCGGAAACAACTCAATGGCCGCAACATCCAGGACAAGTCCGATACCGAGGTGACCGTCTCCAAAGACGGGATCGAGGAACCCCAATTCCACTACGCCAAAGGCAAAGGTATGTGGGACTACGTGCTGCCGGGTAACCAAGACTACGTGGTCGGGGATAACATCCCCCGGCCACCCGCTGGCGGCGGCAGTGGCTCAGACGGCGCGCGGGACGGCGAGGGGAATGACGACTTCCGGTTCAGCATCAGCTACCAGGAATACGTCGATGCCATCCTCGAAGACCTCTGCCTGCCAGACATGATCAAGCGCTCCAATAAGCAGACCATCTCGTTCACTCGCCACCGGGCTGGCTTCACCACGGTTGGCTCGACCAGCAACCTCGCGCTGGAACGCACCATGATCCAGGGCCTCGGTCGGCGCATCGCGTTGAAATTCCCCAAACTCGCGCTGATCGAAGAACTCATCGGCGAATTGCAAGAAACCGACGACGAAGACCGCAAGCGCGAAATCAATATAGAAATCGCCGCCTTGCAACACAGCGCTGACGCGATCAGCTTTTTAGAGAAATCCGATCTGCGCTATGTGAACTTTGAGAAGCGGCCGACGCCGATCACCCAGGCAGTGATGATCGCGATCATGGATGTGTCAGGGTCGGTGACCGAGTTTATGAAGGAATTGTCCAAACGGTTCTATCTGTTGCTCTGGTTGTTCCTCACCCGTCAATACAAGCATGTGGATATCGTCTTCATCCGGCACACCCATGTTGCGGCCGAGGTTGACCAAGATACATTCTTTCACGCGACCGATACCGGTGGCACCGTCGTGTCCGTAGCATACGAAGAAGCCCGCAAGATTATCATCTCACGCTATGATGTGAATAGTTGGAACCTGTATATGGCGCAGTGCTCGGATGGCGATAATTCGTCCAGCGACAATACCGAAGCGCGGGAGAAATTGTCCGCCATGCTGCCGTGGTTCCAATATGTGACCTATGTCGAGGTCGGTCGCGATAGCAGCGGTTATCCGAACGGGTTGGTGCAGCGTGACTCGGAAGTCTGGAAGATGTTCGCTGAAATTGCCGCCCTCACGCCGAAGGTCGCGGCCCGACGGTTGTCTTCACCGGACAATGTCATTGAAGTCTTTCGCTCGCTGTTTCAAAAACAAAGCGTCAACGTATAGGACTGTAACATGGCCGAATATCTCTGGACGGCTTCGGAATGGTCGTTTGAAATCATCAATCGGGTGTACAAAGAAATCGAACGGATCGGCACCCAGGAACTCGGCCTGACGCCGTACCCCGCCCAGATCGAGATCATCACCGCCGAACAGATGGTTGACGCCTATGCTGGAAATGGGATGCCGATTTTCTACCGGCATTGGTCGTTCGGTAAACACTTCTCGCGTGACTGGGAATTGTACAAGCATGGTTATCAGGGCTTGGCCTATGAGATCGTGATCAACTCCGACCCCTGCATCGCTTATCTGATGGAGGAAAACACGCAGACTATGCAAAGCCTTGTGCTGAGTCACGCCTGTGTTTCCGGTGATACTGAATATCTTTCGCCAACCGGCTGGCAAAGAATCGATGCCTATCAGGCAGGTAAGGTCGCCCAGTATCACGAAGATGGGCGCGTGAATTTTGTTGAGCCAGAAGCTTACATCAAGCGTCCGCAGACTGACTTCATCCATATTGAGAGTGAAAAAATCGATCAGGCAATCACCGAGGACCACACGGTGATCCTGGTGGATCATTATAACAAGCTCCGTACGACCACGGGTGCCGAATTATACCAACAACACCGGAATAAAACACGCGGCATGTGCAATCGATTCATCACCGGATTTCATATCGATATCGAAAACGAATTACCATTGAGTGATGACGAAATCTGCCTGCATATCGCGATCAAAGCAGACGGTTCAATGATCAATCCAAATGTCGATAAGACGCACTTCGACGCCAAACCCGACTACATCATGAGATTCCATCTGAAGAAAGAACGAAAGATCGCGCGCTTAAAAATGCTTTTGGATAAACTCGGCATCGCTTACACTAGCAAACCGACCTATGAGGGAAGACATTCTGTACTCTTCCGTTATCCGATGATCGATAAGCGGTTTACTGCTGAGTGGTATACCGCCTCATATCGTCAACTAAAACTGATTGGTGAGGAGGTTTGCTACTGGGACGGTTCGGTCGCCAGTCCAAATTTCAATTTTACTTCAGAATTCAAACAGGATGTGGAGTTTGTCCAGTACGTGTGGGCTGCAACTGGATGTCACGGCCATATATCAGCCGGTACTCGCTGTGTAAATGTAACCAAGTCTGAACGACCACTCATTGGAATCAGCAAAGATGGACGCTTACCACCGCAGCCATTCGCGCGCATTCCCAGTCCAGACGGCCTAGCCTACTGCTTCACCGTCCCAAGCGGCATGTTTGTCATGCGCCGCAATAACAAAATCTCTGTCACGGGAAATTGCCAAGGCCATTCCCACTTCTTTCGTAACAATTACCTGTTCAAGGAATGGACCGACGCCTCGTCGATCTTGGACTATCTGATCTTCGCGCGCGACTATATCAACCAGTGCGAGGCTCGCGAAGGTCGTGAGGTCGTTGAAACATTTCTTAATTCTTGTCACGCGTTGATGAATTATGGGGTCAATCCGTATCGCAAGCCGCGCAAACTTTCCTTGGTGAATGAACGCAAACGACAGGCCGAGAAAAACGACTATGACGTGGCTCATATCAGTGAACTATTTGATTCGTTGATCAAGGCGAAGAAAGACCCGGAAGCTAAGGTGAAGAAATTTCCTGCCCAGCCCGAGGAAAACATCCTCTGGTTCTGCGAGAAGTTCGCCCCGGATTTGAAGGAATGGCAGCGTGAGACCATCCGCATCGTGCGTAAAATCGCGCAATACTTCTACCCTCAAGGCGCAACCAAGTGCGGGAACGAAGGGTGCGCCACTTATGTGCACTACCGGATCATGACCCGGTTGCATGAACTCGGTCATATGACCGATGGCGCGATGCTGGAATTCCTGCAATCCCATACCAATGTCGTGATGCAACCGAACTTCAATGATCACCGCTATACCGGCATCAATCCTTACGCCCTGGGCTTTGCGATCATGAAGGACGTGGAGCGTATCTGTCACGAACCAACCGATGAGGATCGTCGGTGGTTTCCCGAGATCGCCGGGGTCCAGGATGAGATGGCGGTCATTCGCGACATCTGGGCCAACTACCGGGATGAGAGCATGATCCGGCAATTTCTGTCACCGGAAGTGATACGCGCCCTGAAACTGTTCCAAATCCACGATGATAACGGCAAACCGGAATATAAGGTCGCCGCGATCCACGACGATGCGGGTTATCAGAAAGTGCGTGACAGTCTGGCCGATCAGTACGAACGCCACAACACGGTGCCCCAGATCGAGGTCAGCACCGTCGATCCTGAAACTCGCATTCTGACCCTCACTTACACGCCCTATCGCGGGCGCAATCTCGACAACGCTGCGGCGATGGCCAACCACGTCAAGACGCTGTGGGGCCATGGGGTGGCGCTGCAAGGCGGCGAAGCGGCCATTTTGGTCTAAGCACAAAACAACTAAGAAGGATTTGAACATGCTGATTGAGAAAAATACCGCGCCGAGTGTCGGCGATGTCGTCACCATCAAGCTGGCGAGCGGCGAGGAAGTGGTCGGACGAATGCACGCCCTAAGCGGCGAAACCGTGACCCTCGCCAAACCAATTGCCGTCTTGATCCAGCCGGTCGAAAACGGCCAAGTCGGGTTGTCGTTTTTCCCCGTCATGGGATCGATCGAACCGGAAGCCGCGCTAACCTTTGCCCTCGGCAGCCTCAGCATTCGCCCGGTCAAAACCGGCGCCAACGTCACCACCAACTATGTCCAAATGACCAGCAGTCTGGTGCTGCCGGGCCATCGGTAACACGGCTAAAGGACGGCGTTTACGCGGTGCCATAAATAATATCGATTCAGTTTAAGGGCACTGCTTTGGAACCGACCTTGGATACCGGCACGATTATTATGATCGGCCACATCTGCATTCGCGATCCCGATACGAACGAGATTCTGCTGCGGCGGCGGGACAACCTTCCGCCGCCAATGCCGCAGGAGGATCGCGATGCAAGCACCTGATACCATCAGCTTACACCTCACCGGTCACGTGATGATTTCCGATCCGGACACCGGCGAAGTGCTTGTGGACAAAGCCAATGCGATCAATCCCGAGGCGATGAGCTATGCTTTGGCCTTGGCGCTGGGGGATCGTACCACGCCAACCGGCCATCTTGTGCAGATCGTGTTCGGCAATGGCGCCTCCTCAACCAGCAGTATCGGCGCCATTGCCTATCTGCCACCCAATGTCACTGGTCTCACTGCCACATTATACAACCAGACCTATCAGAAATACATCGACGACAATTCACCGGCCGTAACCGACCCGAACGATGACAACATCCAGGTCAATCACACCGCAAATCTGACTTATTCAGATGTCGTGGTGTCCTGTCTGCTCGACTACAATGAACCGAGTGGACAAGCCGCCTTCGATGACGCCAGTCTCGCAAACGGCACCTATATTTTTGATGAACTCGGCCTCAGTACACTCGATCCGAATAGCTCGCTCAGCACGGGCTTCCTGCTCAGCCATGTCATTTTTCATCCGGTACAAAAATCCCTCAACCGTCGCATCCAACTGGTTTACACAATACGCGTGGTAATGTCATAGCTGTGAACGCCCCTCTTCCAAGCGCGTCTACGACTATCTGATTTGTGATGTTTTGTCCCGTGGAACGGCTGTCGTGGAGTGCCTGCTGAACGTTGACAGCCGCCTTCGTCCTGGTATAAATCATGGTCGGAGGTACCTTGCAATGAAATCCAGCGATCCGATCGCGCGCCTCAATATCAGTGATTCAGCAATGCGCAATTTCTTTCAGCGCGATGGCAAAAATCTTCGCGTGAAGATTGAAAACAATATGATTTATCTAAAGTCAACCAGCTATGAAGGACGCGGCGATACGATCGTCATGACGCGTAATCGCAACGTTCATGTGGGGGATATTGCACCCACCACTTTTGGTGGCCGCTTTATGGATGCGATCAACAGTGCTGGCTTTCGGCCTGACCAGCCCTATTTCAAGCTGGTGGCGATGGATCGTCGATGGATCGGGCTGGAGCACTTGTCGCACTTGTCCTCCAAACCTGACGATGCCACGGAATATCTGCACCTGATCGCGTACGAGCAGGCCGCTCTGTCGCATAAGCGTTATCTACAAACCAAACGGGCGATCGAACAGATCAAGGCCAATCTGCCGGTGCTCAGTGAATGGGACCTGCACCAGATCATCCCGCGCGCGATGGCTCTGACCGACGATATCAGAGCCATCCAGCATCGCTTATTCCCGCAGAAGGCGGTCTTATCGGGACCATGGCTGTCCGGCCGTGTGGTGACCGTGGCCGACGTGGCGCGGGTGTTGCAGGACCAGCCCCGTCCTGGCGAGCGTCCCCCGCACGTCGAACCCCTGTCCGACGAGGCTGCCGAGGCGATTATCTTTGAGGTGATTGACGGCTAAACAGTTCCCACGAGCGGCCGGGTATCCGCAACCAATATTCCTGCGCCTCGGGATGCGGATACTCGGCCGCAAACACTAGCCGCCGACAACTGGTGTTGGCCAGCGACTTGATACAGGTACGGCACGGGGAATGGGTCAGGTAGACCGTGTCAATTCGCATGATATCGGCCACAAACGTCAGCAGATTGGCTTCTGCGTGGATCGCTTCGCAAGCTTCTAGATGGGTGCCGCTCGGGTAGAAGGCGCCTCCACAAGCGAAGTCGGCACAGTGCGGGTAATCCTTCGGCAGCCCGTTATGGGCGATCGCCATGACCCGGTGATAGCGATCGACCGCAACCGCACCAACTTGTCGCCGCTTACAAGTGCCCAATCGGGCGATCTCATGGGCGATATTCAGCATTACATGGTCCCGCGCCAAGGATCGCTCTTGCGGCGGGATAAGCTCATTTTCAAGGTTGTCCATTAAACGATTTAGCCTCCCGTTTGGTCGGCTAAATCGTCGGTGTATTCAATGTTAGGTGTCCAATGACAGACAATTTAAGCCCGCTCGATCACGCCACGGCGATTGATTTCACAACACCCGATGGCGCGGTTCGAGGGGTGATCGAACATGCGGAATTGGAACTGGTCCGTCACATCGCCCATCGGCGACAGGACGAGGCTGTGCTGGCCCACCGGCCGGATAAACATGGGTTCCGTGGCAATGGGTTTCGGATTCATTTTCTCGGCGCACTGGGCGAAGCGGCGGTCGCCCATATCCTAGGGGTACCCTGGAGCGGATCGGTAAACACATTTAAAGCGCCCGACATCTTGGATTGCGTCCAGGTCCGCACCCGATCCAAGGTCGCATATGACCTCTTGGTGCGCCCCAATGACAAAGACAATGAGTTTTTTGTCCATGTCACCGCGAATTTCGATCTCGATCCACCTGTTCTCGTGGTCCATGGTTATATTGAGGGGCGCGATGCGAAAATGCCCGGCTGGCTAGAGAGTTATGGCGGACGCCCTCCGGCGTTTTTTGTGCCAACCGCGAGCCTGATGCCGTTACTTCCAGCAGCCTGACACGCAAATGACTAAATATGATTATGATTGACCTTGAACTAATTGCCGATTCGGATCATTTGCTCGACATACTCATTTCCATGGAAAACGTTCTCGACGGGTTGGATGTGTATTCGTTCGCCAACTGGCTCACCGGCGAGGTGGTCGATGGGCCGGTGGTGCGGCGTTACTGGACCACCTTTTCGCTGCGGTATCCGTATAACAAAATGCCCGATCCGCGTGCCGCTCTTCGCCTGTTAAAGCACGGGGTCGAGGTCGAGTATAATCGCGAGAAACGGCAAGACGGGAAGGGCGGCGAAACTGCAAAACAATCTGATTGGCTCATCACCATCTCGATACCGCGTCGCCTGCTGGATCAGGATCAGGAGAACGATCTGAAAATCTACGCCGACGAGGTCAACCCAGATGATGTGACCACTGCTAAGGACTCTGGTCTGGACAACGAATCGCAGTATAAGAGCGATGAACAAAACCCGGATGAACCGTCGCCCGAGGATATGCCACCAGCGGCACCGGGGGCGCCCCCAGAGGACCCCAACGCCAAGCCCCCACCCCGCTAAATTGTCATGTCCGTTCCTAAATAACCCTCAGGAGAACGCGATGACGATGACGAAGACAAAAGCCCCTCTCAGAGAGGGGCTACGCGAGGGTGATCTGGCTGATTTGGTACTGCCAATGATTTCGGTGGACGAATATGAATCCCGGATCGACAAATCGCAGGCCATTGTCATCGGGTTTTACGTGCAGGATGAAAATGCCGCGAATGATCTCAATCGTTTCGTGCAGAAATCCGCCCTGCCGTTGCTCGGCACTGAGGTGTCACCCGCGCCCGATCAGCACGGGTATTTCATGGTCTTCGTCGAATTTATGAACAATGATCGCCTCGCCGAGAATGTTGCTGCGATGCTGCATGAAATGATTGCATTGGCAAGTATCGATGAATGGGCCATGCGGGTTCGTAAGTTCAAAAGTCTGGTGCCGTTTTCAGAAGATCGCTTGACCAAGATGCTGAAACAGTTAAAACAGACCGGACAGCAGCGGGATATTATGGAATTTCTGGGCACCACCGGCTTACGGCGTGCCGAGGTTGATGGCGATATCCTGCTGATCGAAGGCAATGGAGAGAAACTTGTTTTACAAATTCTCGGCTTTGGCCGTGGGCGCAAACTGCTGGCTGAACATGGCGGACCGCTGCAAATGACCCTCCGCAGCATTGCAAAAACCAATCGCATCGCTCGCATTCTTGGTGAAAACTGGCACGCCGCTATGCTCGGGGATAATCTGCTGGTGCACTCAGACCACGATACCCGAGCGTTGTTGCTCGCCTTCTAACAAAAGCGCCCGGTCATGTTGACGCATGATGTACCGATCAACTGGCGGCTGGCGCATCGCGGCCTCGTTGAGCCGCGCGCCGCCTTGGATTTCAATGTTCATGGCTTCATCCGGCATGAATCACCACTGGACGTATTTCTGCCGTTACATTCCACGCTGCCAATTTTGGCGATCCGCAATTGGTTGCACGAAGACGGCAACAACCAATTCGGCTATCAGGTGTTCGGACGCTACAGCCTCGAAGCGATCCAAACCCGTGACTTCGTATTCGCCGGGCTGATGATCGAATTTTTCGATAATTCTGACGCATGCCTGTTTCGCTTATCGTGGAGTTGATTGCCGCTTAACGCGGCGTTCGATTTCGAATGGCACCAATCGCGATCACTGTGTGTTCATAATCCTCCCGTGCCGCGAATTCCAAGATTAGCACGAGTTATTATTTGAGTGCAATATGTTTCAATAAGCGGCATTCATCCCCGAGGCTAAAGACCTCGGGGCTTTCTGCCGCACTTATCGTAAAGCACTCTATCCGATCCGCCGATGACTCAAAAAAGTCCGGATCACCTCGCCATCGGTAGATGGGCACAACACTTGGCGCTGATCGGGCCATGTGAGAAGCTGCCGCAACGCGCCGGTCGGCCAGCGTTGCTGCCAATCATAAAATTCGACGTCGATGTAACAGTCAGAAATTTGGCATACCGCCCCTTCATCGAAACTATCGTCATCCGCGTAGATTCGCACGGCAGCACCTAATACAAGAGGCATAAAGCAACTCCAGGTTAGCGTCCAGAACATACTGGTTGGCCTCCTCAACCAGCAAGTCTAAACCATCATTACCTTTCGGTCCATCACACTGGAACCGGAGCATCGGCATAATGGATCAGCACCCATTGCATGATCTGGATCGCGGTCTCCACCGAAAGGTCCAGCCATTCCCCATGGGTTCGCAGGTGATTCATCTCACGCAGAAGCTGGCGCTCATAAAAACGGGCGCGGTCTGGCGGGACCGGCTCGCGGTAATGCACCATCAGCCGCTCAGGAAATCCGGTCTGGAGTTGCTTGACGCGGCGATCCGGGTCCTTGCTGATGCCGATCTTGCACGGCGCAATCCCGGCCTTGGGTGCGATAACATAGAGAAAATGGCTGCTCATCAAAGTATTTAGAGGCGGCGATGAACTCAGCCCGGTGATTTTGGTCGGCCTAAATACCGGACACCAATGTCAGGGGCTTTCATGTCATCCTTAAAATCGATGTTCGACAAATTCGTGGACTGTCTTACCGGCCTGCCGACCGGCGCGCCAGTGAACCCTTTTGCCCAGGTAATAACGTCACCAACTGTCAGTGCACCAGTGGTGACCGCACCCGCTGCCATCGTGGCCGCACTCCCAGTCAACACACTTTCGACCAAGACCCGGATCACTGGGCCGACCGTGGCGTTTATCAATCACAGCACCATGGTAACCGATGCACAAATCGCGGCCCTGGTCGCGGTGCTGCAAATTCAACTCGATCGCGACTTTACGCCGGTCTGGAAAATCGCCGCCAGCCTTGTTGCAGTGCCGACGAATGCCGTCCCCGCCTCCGATGCCTGGGTGATCGCGATCATGGACACCAGCGATCAAGCAGGCGCCCTCGGTTACCACGATATCACCGCCACCGGCACACCACTCGGCCGGGTGTTCGCCAAGGACGATATTCATTACGGTTTGTCTTGGACGGTTACCGTGTCGCACGAACTCATGGAATTATTAGTCGATCCCTACTGTAATAATACTGTGTTTAATCAACTCACTGACACCACCGGTACACTTTACGCCACCGAAGTGGCTGATGCCTGCGAAGACGACTCGTTCGGCTATGAGATTAACGGCATCCTGGTGTCTGATTTCGTCTATCCTGCATGGTTCGAGGGGTTCCGTACACCGAATTCGACCCAGTTTGATCATTGTAATCTGATCCGTAAACCGTTTGAGTTGCTGCTGGGCGGCTATATCGGCGTCTTCCCGGTCAATCCCACCACCCAGGGCTGGAACGCCCTCATGGCCTCCGGCACGCCCGGCGCGCGGGCGTTACACAAGAGCGCGGTTAGCCGCACCAAGCGCCGGGGGATCGTCATGCCAGACGATAACGTTTAGGCTGAATCGAAATGATCGAGCCCAATCCGGCGCTGAACGATACCAGTGCTACAATCGACGCAACCTGGACGGTGAATTCCTTGCGAGTCTATCTCGACACACGTTTGGAAGCCCTCAAGGAATTAAAAGCGCATGATCTGCATTCGTTCCATGAGCGTGTTGATACGCTGGAACGACGGATGGGCCAAATCGACGAGGCGAGACGGGCCATCATCGATGAGATCGATCGGCGGCTCCAGGAACGTCAAGACCTCACCACAGCGTTTATCAGAGAGCGCTTTGATTACAATAAAATCGCGACCGAGACAATGGCGAAGGCTGGAAATGAATCTTCGCTGCTGGCCAATCAAGTCCTTCGAGAGGTGATGACGAATGGCTTTCGGTCGGTGGATGATCGGTTCAGACTGGCCAAGGAATTCAACGAGCAGATTTCCAAGGCGGCCACCGATTCACTAAGCATCGCCCTGACCGCTTCGAACGAAGCGGTGCGGAAAGCCGAACAAGCCGTCGAAAAACGCTTCGATTGTGTGGAAGCCAGCACCCCTGTTTTATGCGCCGATCTGGTGTGGCGACCCGCCGGTGAACTTGTTGTTGGCGACGTTCTGATCGGTTTCGATGAAGAAAGTGTGACGCGTCGTGGTCGTCGGTTGCGAAAATCCTTTGTGACCGCAAACAGCTTAGCGGAAGATAAGCTGTTCGAGGTTGCTACCTGCCATGGCTCCGTGCGTTGCAATGGGCATCATCCTTGGTTGGTGTTGCCTAAACTTTCCACATCAAGAGCCGAGTGGCGCTGGGTTCAAACCAGTGATTTACAGATCGACGATCAGGTGATGCGGCCTGCTGAGCTATGGACAATCGATACATCCTGGGAATCAGGTTCAATTCGGCCACCGAGATTGTTGGTTAAATCTGATGGCGTTTGGGACGGTCGCCCGATCAACGGTAATCATCGCGAGACCTTTGTTAAATCTGTTGATCTGGTCGGCAACGGAGTTATCGCCCAGCTATCCACCTCCACCAAAACCTACATTGCCGGTGGCTTCGCCATGCATAATACGGTCAACGAGTTCCGCCAATCGCTAAACGATCTGTCCAGTAATATGATCCAGCGCACCGAGGTTGTGACGATGATCAACAGCACGACTGATAAAATCAGCGACCTCGCCTCGCGCATGGACCGCATGCAAGGGGCGGATCGTCATAGCCAAGCGTCTACCACCACGCTGCTCTCAATCGCCGCTGTGGTCGTTGCCGCGACCGTCGGCATCATCGCCTTCGTGAATTCCAACCGTACCGCTTCGACGCCGTTTGATGCAACCCGCAATTTCTACGCTCCATCCGTGCAAATCCCGCCGGGACTGCCACGGCAGTGACTGATCCCATCGTGTTGCTTGCACGTTTTGATCGAGGCGGGCGCTTTTATCTTTATGGCCTCGTCAGCGGTCCTGGACGGGGCGTAGAGCGATTCTGCTGGAATTCTGCGTGATTAGCCCACGGACGGCGTCACCGTCTGTGGCTGGCTTATAGCTCTGCTATCGACACGATGTAAAATTTCATCTTGCACAATGGAGAAATTCTGCTAGCGTCCGATTGCAAATTCGGAGTCTGTCAAATGCTGGAGTCTGATCATAGCAGGAAAGTTCCCGCCATCAGTAAACCTGATTTGCTTCTCGATGCGACATCCAATGTGCCCGACGGGCTGCAAGGACTGGTCAGCGAAGCATGGCAGCGCGCCGATCTGTCCGAAGCGCGCGAGCTTCGCGACCATCTCGGCGTGGTGGTGAACATGGACCGGGTGATCGGTCAAACCACGGTGGTCAAAACACGCCCGATCAAACCCGACGATGACACGTTGTTCAGTCGAAAGCGCAATCGCCGTTACGTATCGCGGGTCGTTAAGGCCAAAGTATTGCCCGATAGTCGCTATCTGTCCTTGATCTGCGATCGCCGCGAGCAGCGGTGGCGACTGCGACGGATCGAGATCGGCGCCTTTGTCGCACCAGAGCCGATGGATTTTTCGGCTATTCTGCGTCAGGGCGCGACGTTGCCCAGCGTGGTGCATTATTGGTTGCGTCACGCGCATGTATATCGGGCGGAGAATTTTTCCACTTCCGCACATGAGGACACCTGGACACGAGTCCTGTCAAAAGCGCAACTGAACCATCGACCAGAAGTGCTGCGAAGAGTTGGTTATTTCGAATTTGCCGCCGACCATAACATCGCCATCGATCTCCCAAACCAGAGGGACTGACATGAAAAAATTCATTCTGCATCAGCATGTGCTGGGACGGAAAGGCCGCCTGGATCGAGCGCAGGCTGAGCGCAGCGCGCGCGAAGTCGCGGTCTTGCTGGAAAATAGCGGACCCAACTTGGGCATCGCGCTCTATGTGGGCGGCTACGACGATACTGATCTTGAATTGTTCGACATTCCAGAAGCCTGCCGGTTTCTGGTTTGGGTGGGCGAAGCGTTGGCGAGACGTAAAGTTGATTTCGCCCGGCTGATGCCCGAATCGCTCGAATTGATAAAGGCTTGTCAAGCGCGCCAGCAGGGCCATCCGATCATTCTGCGCGAACACAGCATGGCCGAGTTTTGGGACGACTTTCATACCTGGGAGCAATACCTACGGCAGAAAGTACACTGATTAGCCAAATGGGTGTGGATGTACAAAGGCGTCGGGATGCACCAATTTGATCGCGTGTTTATCACACCCTTCCTGGCACGTCGCGAGATCATCATCTACCAACACAGACAATCCGTGCTTCAGGCAGGTCAAAGCTTTCCAGGAACGATAATACATTTCAGCCGGTGTCCAGGGGCCGGTCAACTTGCCACGGCGGCGCTGGTGCAGGGCGACCTCGTTTGCCATCCATGCCTCATCTGAGATGCTGAACACAGCCTCGAACATGCCGGGTGCGGGGGCTGTGGGATAACGTTCCAAATCCTCCCAGATGGCAGCGCGCATGCCATGCGTGCGAAAGGTGACGATGCAATGGCGTATCTCGGGATGCTCGACAATGAACGCGTGCAGCACGGGCGAAGTCGGCGCATCGATCAAGGTGTTGTCGAAATCCCAGCCGATGGCCAGGGGCAATGATCGTTCGGCGTTCTCGACGATATTGATCAGGTCGCGCATCGACGCGCCCGTAGGCCAGCGGGGACGGATGGTTCATCCCAATCGTCATGCAACGCTAAATGGTCCGTCAAAATCTGTTCTCCTGGCTGATGGTTAGCAGACCGAAGCCTGAGCGTCCAGCAGCTATTACGATTTAGCGAAGGCGCCCCATTCGAAACAGAACCATGTCCGCACAGAGGAGCTATCATGCCGCGCTTGCGCAAAGTGAAGCCGCTTGAAGTCAATATCGTCCCCACACCCGCTGATGAGTTGATCGCCGAAAACGTCGCATCTTGGTGGTTCGGGCGCCCGCCGGACCAAAGCAACATGCAAGCCCTGGTGGCCGAAATTGCGCTTGCTGTGGCGAAGGCACGGGCGGGGGATCAACGCGAGATTATGCGCTTGCGCAATCGCTTGCGTCTGTCGTGACTGCCTATTTTGATCTTGTCAGGTGCCGAGGAACTGCGTAAGCATACCATGGCAAAATACCAAGGAGAACCACGATGGTTCGTCAAAGGAGGACGGTCAGACATCCCTGTGCGGGCCGCTCCAAAAGCGCCGTAGAAGTCTTCGAAGCGATTGCGATTGGACAGGACCCGCCGCAGAGACTAAACACGATTAAGGCGCTCTTGAAGGCTGGGCTGATTATCAAAATCGGTTCCAAGGAAGTTGGCAGCGATATGTTCGGACCAATTCGGGTGCCGGTCTACGGCATCCCCATTGATACCCATTCCCAATGGTGTAAGTGGTGCGCCGAAAATGATCCCGATCAACGACCGCACCAATCATCGGAAAAAGGATAACCCTGCATACGACATCGCGCATATCGGCCGTATGATCGATATGCGCGATGTTACTTCGAGATTGCTAAAGCGTTACGGTTTCACGCTGCGGACCCAGGCACCATTGCCTAAAATACAGAGAAGAAACGAAAAGGATGCTGAGGGCTCTGACCACGGCGATGGTCAGACTATACAGCACCACTCTCCCACCCCACAGTCGGGACTGGCCGAAGCGCCGGACTGGCTCGTGGTGTGGTTCTTCAGACCAGTCTTCTGCATTTCCATCAAACGGCATAGTTGCTACCTCCAATGTTATACTGAGCAAGATATCAGCGTTAAAGATACACTGCAATGCACAACTGTTTGAAACAAGAACTGCGTGTAAAGATAAATTCCCGTTGTTAGTAGTTTGAAAGTTATATTTCCATGTCTCCTCATGCTCCGACGCTTTGCATCTACCACAGTCCGTGTGCCGATGGGTTTTCCGCCGCCTGGGCGGTCTGGCGGAAATACGGCGACAGCATCAAATATCTTCCCGGCATTCACGGGGTCGTCCCGCCTACTGTCGCCGACGAACACGTTTGGTTCGTTGATTTTAGCTACAAGAATGAGGTGATGCGCTCAGTGATCGAGGCGGCGGCCAGCGTCACCGTTCTGGACCATCACAAGTCCGCCGAGGCCGATCTGGCGCCGTTGCTGGCCGATGGCAGCATTGGCGGTCTATTCGATATGAACCGGTCTGGCGCCGTCATAGCGTGGCAGTATTGCCATCCGGACGCACCGGTACCAGACCTGCTGCTCCATGTTCAGGACTATGATCTCTGGCAGTTTACCCGACCGGATACCCGCGCTATTGTGGCTGTGATGTGCAGTTATGAGTATGATTTTGAGACCTGGGACCGACTGGCTAGACAATGCGCACGGCCGCACGTAAAAACCAAAATGATTGCCGAAGGCGTGGCCATCGAACGTAAGCTTCAGAAAGACGTGAAGGAGATGCTGACTCTGACAACCCGGAGCATGGTGATCGGTGGGATGCATGTGCCGGTCGCCAATCTGCCTGTGACAATGGCCTCGGAGGGCGCCAATCAACTGGCTCAGAATGCCCCATTCGCAGCCGCCTATTATGATCGTGCGGACGGGCGCGTATTCAGTTTACGCTCGGTCGGGATCGATGTGTCGGAAATTGCCGCCCGGTATGGCGGTGGTGGCCACCATCACGCTGCCGGATTTCAGGCTGAGCATGGTTGGGAAGGCGATCGGCCGGAAGAAAAAGTCTGAGTGACACTACGTTGGGGGTGTTATGCCACTCAGCAGTTTTGATTCAAGGTAGGCGATACGAGCATCGCCCGGAACCAGGGAACAATATAAGCCATGCCATGTCAAGCCCATTCTGATTAAATAAACCATGCACACTCGTGAACTTTTCCCAAACCCGCTGTTTGAGGCCGCCGTGGAAGTGATTTCGCCACAGGAAGCAGTTGATCAAAAAATGTTTGGTCCGATGTATCATGGCACCCAAACCGATCTGTCCGCTATCATCGCCACGGGCTTCGACACAGACCGGTCCATCCCATCCGACACCAATAGTACCAGCAATGGTTACAGTTTCGAACCCTATGGTCAGACCGGCATCGCCGCGCCGGTTCATCACCTGGGGTTCGGCGCCTATTTCACCACCGTCAAAGCGATCGCCAAGGCTTACGCAGGCAATACGACGAAGGGACGACGGGCGTTCTATCTGGCCTCGACCAACGTCGAAGAGATCAACTTCGGGGCGCCCAATACGATGATGAAGTGGTGGCGCGCCAATGGCTACAATATGACCAGTGACGACACCCGCGCCCGCAATTACAAAGCTTGGCTCGAAGCCACCAACAACCTCACCAAGACCCTGAGTGCGCGCGCCGATGCCGTGTGGTTTCTCGGCAAAGGCATCCGTAAGCTGCTCGATGGCGATCAGGTCTGCATCTACGACACCAGTCTGATCCGCGTGGTGGACCCGAAGCGAGCGACCGGACTGCAAGTCGGTGCCAAGGTGACCCATACCCAGGTGCTGAAGCAACGCTTCCGGGGATCGAATTCGCTTTATGTCGATGATCTCAAACCAGCCGACTTCATGACCGCTGGGCGATTGGCTGGAACCGGCTGGCGTGGAGTCTATCGCGGTGACGAAGAGCCGCATCCTACGATTGGACGCTACCCCGTTCATTTTATCCCACCGCCCGGCATGATCGGCATTATTACTCGGGCACCGACCGAGCCGGGCGGCTGGTTTTCCGTCAAATGGAAGAAAGGCGGCGAGATGTACAACTATACCCGAGAAGAACTGCAACCGGCGCCATGAACGTTTGCTACCAGGGTGTGCAACCGATCTTTGGAAGTTTGGTCTGCATAGTCGATCGGTATTAGTGCGTCAAGTCTTCGCACCAATGTAAGTTCAATCTAATCAAATGACGGAAGATGCCGATTACACGCTTCATGTGTGGCGCGAAGACCAACCAACCGGCGTGTTTATGCAGATAACGTTCGGCCTGATATTGACTTGGACCGATCGCCGCATCAACCGAGCGAATCAATCCGCCAACCGACTCGGTTGGACATTTATGCGCCATCAGATCATCCGAGATTTGTCCGGCAAGCCACACCAGAAATGTGCCGGGTGAAAGCTGGTTTGCCCATTCAGTCCACACAGTTTCGTCGTGTCGGGGACCAGACGTTTCAACCCGTTGCCGGTGTCCGTCGAAAAACGGTAACTGCAACCAAACCATACCGCGCTATATACGGCCCAGCATACAATAGCACGATCACTTTTCTGTTGACAATCCTGCATTTCGCGGTATTATCACCCTGTCGAAAAGGAATGTGTCATGAATGCTAATATCATCAAGGGCGGTATCATCGGCGTTCTGGTCGGTGTTGTCGGTGAACATCTCTTTAAATTCCTCTTCATTCTGATCTCCTTGATCGGTTCGGCCGCACTGAAATGGTGGTATGTCACCATCATCGTGTTCATCGGTTTGCCGTTTCTCGGTCACGACTCCTGGGCGGTTAGTCTGTATTCGACCGCGACACTCTTCATTATGGTGGTCTATTGCGCCGGTTGGGCGATGTTCAAAGAGGACCACAAACTGAGCCTGATGATCTACGCCGGGGCCATTGCCCTTTCGATGCTGTTTCACGTGGTCCCGAGGCCGGATGGCATGGATGCGGCTATCGCCGACGCATCCGTTGATACGTCCGCGCCAGCCAGCACGATCGTCCTGGCGCCGGTGCCGACCTATCACGCGCTGATCGCGACCCCGGCGATGCGCCCGGCGCCAACCGGAGCGGTTCGCCCGATGTCTACCCAGATGCCGATCATCCAATTCGACCCCGCCGCATTCGCCGCCCGGTAACTAGGCGATTTGCTCCGAGTTGGTTGTGCGTGTGGCGAAAGCAGGATCGATGTCACAGCCTTCCCAGCGCAAATCAAGCTCCTGCGCCACACGACCCGAAACGCCGCTTCCGGCAAATGGGTCGAGCACCAGATCACCAGCCACGCAAACGCGCGGAAAAACATGCCGGAAGAGTTGTGGCGGCTTTTCGTAGGGATGACTGCGACGCGTCGAGCTATCTGCCTCAATCACGGTTTCGTTGTCGAAGGTCTCGACGACATTTCGCACGGCTGCTCGATCTACCGCATCTGGAACACCTCGCGCACAGATTTGGATGGGGTCCCAGGCTGACCGGAAGATGCCACCAGTCCCAGGCCGCTTCCGCACCCACGCAAGGCACACTGAGGGGCGCAGCCCGACAGTCGTGGCGATGTAGAGCATATCAGGCATCCGGCGCCAATCGGCGAACATCATGCAGATGCCACCCGGCTTGAGCGCCGCGACGCTGAGAGCCATGACCCGCGACATAAACGAAAACGGTCCTGAGACGCTTCCAGCCGCGCCATCCTCTCGTCCGCGAACTGGCGAGCCAATGGCATATGGCGGATCGAGTACTATGACCGAGGCTTTTGCTTGCGCTCGATCAGACAACCAATCGAGAGCATCAGCGTGATCAATAATCGGTTGATGAAATTGAAGTTGGTCAAAAGTTATATCCATCTTCTATTTATCGTGGCGCGCAACGGCGTCACATCAGCGGGAGACCGGTCTTTTCGGTAGTCTCGCGGTTTTCGTCGATCAGTTCCAATATATCGCGGCGTTCTTCGTGAGATAACGTCCAGCCTTCTTCTCGCGATACGCTGCCGCGCATGTGCCAGCATATGCGGACGATCAGTTGGCGCAATTGCTTTGCGTCCTGCTTCATCTCCGACAGGAAGGCCCCGATCTCCTCGGCGTCGGTCAGACCGAGGAGTCTCAAACGAAAAAAGTTGCTGGATTGAACTCAATTTCACCCTGCCATTCATGCCCGCAATTGGCACAGGTGACCGGGTAGTGTTTGTCGATGCCCTTCTTATTCATTTCGTCCAGTTTGGCCTGCATCTGTCGGGTCCAAGCGTTGGGAATGTTGGCGATGAATTCATCGATTGACGGGCGACTGGTCACCGTGCCTTCGCGCACCACGACCTTGATCACACAGTCGGCCAAGGTCTCAGTGCTGAGATCGCTCAACCGCCGCATGCTCGCACTGATCTGCGCCGATCGCTCCGCTGTGGGGGCATCCTCGACGGCCTGCACCTTGCGGGCTTCCTCGAACGAAATATTGCCCATGCGCGTGGCGTTGCGCAGGTTATGCGGGCGCAGAAACACCACCACATCATCCGCCAGCCGCACTGGGTTCTCCGGCTCGATCAGTTGGATCGTCGAGAATGTATACCCAAGGCTCCAATGAAGCTCATTTTCCGCTTTACACATCGGACATACCGGCTGCAAGGTGATCGTTTCGCCGGTCGAGGCCGCCCGGATCGCCATCAGCAGCACATCCAAATCCGGCGTGCTAACCTCCTGGGGCGCCGTGATCGCAGGCACACAACTGCGTAACAGACTTTCGATGGCAAACCCGCTCATCAGCGCGTCCGGCGTTTTTAACAGCATCTCATCAGCCGCGCGTAACGGATACACCGGCACCTCGTTATTCATAGTGAATTCGATCGAATCGGGCGGCATGAAGGCACCATTGGTCGGCAGGCGGACCTGCACGCCGGGCAAACGAAAATAACGCGCCAGCGGATTGCTGGGCTTGGGTTCCTCAAACTCATCAGGCATAGGTAACGGACGCTTCGACGGATGACTCGGCATGTGGTTTAAATTCCGGGATAATGATGTAAATATTTAGCACCTAAAATTAAACCGCTTAGTTAATGATGGCCCTCTAAATATTGAGGGTAGTAGGTGATAAATTTATGGCGGACGATCCGGACACAATTCGGCTTTTAGAAATGATTGGCAGGAATACCCAGTATTTGACTGGCAAATCCCCAACCCAATCGTTCAACAGTGGTGCAGGCTCCAAAGGGATTGCCAGCAAGGCTTCGGAAGCGTTCGATAGTACGCTCAACAGATTGACCGGTTCGCTGCGCCTCATGCATGGCAGCGCCGACGACGTGGTCAGTTCGTTCACACGGATGCTGGGCTATGGGGCATTGGGCGGTGCGGTCACCGCCTTGATCGAGAACCTGCGCAGCACCAGTCGCACCTATAGCCAGATGACAGCGGTCGGGGTGAATTTCGGCGGCTCCATGTTCAAAATGCAGGAGATCGCCGGGGCCAGTGGTCTTTCGCTGGAGGACTTTGCCAAAGAGGTCACCCACAACAGCATTTTGATCTCGCAAATGGGCGATAGCCAACTGGCCGGTGTTGCAGCGTTCGGAAAATTCCAAAAGGGCGTGCGGGACAATCTTTCTGGCATGGGCATGTATGGCATGACGCTGAATGAGGTCAATACGGCCTCGGGTGATTTTGCCGAAAGTCTGCGCGAGAGCGGCCAATGGAGCCGGATGACCGACAAACAGCGCACCGACGCCGCTGGCGTGATGATCAAGGATGTCAACGAACTATCCCAGGCCACTGGCAAAAGTCGTGACGAGATCATGAAATTGCTGAATGGCGCGATTCGTGATCCGATGACGGCCGGGCGACTTGGCACCATGGGCGCCGATCAAAACGAAATCTATCGCAAGATGGTCGTGACGTTCGCCGGGGCGGCCGGAGATGCAGCGCCATACCTTACCAAATTCTTCAGTGAAACCCTGGCGGGCGGCAACGCACAGTGGAGTGAGGCGGGAAAGAGCCTCATCAGTGTCGGCCTCGGCAATGTCGCGGGTCTCATGAATAACATGGTCGATCGCGTCAAACAGGGCGGCGAACGCACTGCTGCGGATGAAGCGAATCAAATCAGCACCGAACTGGAAATGCGGGATCGCATTCTTGAACGATACAACACGCTACAGAATCTGGCCAATGCTGGCGATGCAGGAGCCAAGCAGGCCCTAGCGTTCGCCAACGCTTTACGCGGCGAAACTAAAGAAGGCATGATCAAACGATTAGAAGACGCCCGTAAGAGCGGCATGGAAGGCATCACCAAAGCAATGACCATGCTGCCGAATTTCCTGAGTGATACACTCGGTAAATTTCGGCAAGGCTTCTACCATAGTTTCCTTGGGATTCCAGAAGGATCGGATGGTCTCAGAAGAGCCGAACAGTTTGAAAGCAGCCTGAATAAAATTCGCGACACGTTGGTGCCATTTGGTGCGCGCCTTGGCGAAATGGCACAAAAACTACTGAACAGCTTTGTCGATAACTTGCCCGCGATCGGCGAAGACTTGAACAAATTTCTCAATACTGTTGAAGTTCTGGGGCCGAAGTTGGAAACCGGACTAAGCGGATTGGCCACCGCTGTGGAATGGGTACGCGATAGAATTCAAGCCGCGCTCAAATTCCTTGGGATCGGCGGCGGTGATGACCAAGAAGGGGATGAGAGCCGCAAGGCGATCGCCACCGCTGGTGTAGTCGCCGGTCTGGTGTTTTTTCGGACAACCCTAAAACTGCTGACCGGCACCCTCACTCTGTTCAAAACCGCCGTCATAAAGGCGATTGGCGGCCTGGACGCCGGACCCGGTCCCCGGCTGGATGATCTGCACGGCGGCGGGTCCAAGCCCGGTCGCAAGCCGATGGGCGCAGTCGGGCAGACCGCGACCATTGTCGGCAGCATCATCGCAGGTGAATTTCTCAAAGACAAAACACTGAACATGTTGCCGGAGAGCGTTTCTCAAAACGAAACTGTCAAGACGATTGCCGATATCGCCGCACCCTTGATGGCAACCATGATCGGCAGTGCCTTAATGCCCGCGATTTTGGAACTACTAAGTGTCGGCTTCGCCTCGATTGCTGCGGCGGTGCCTCTGGCGATCATCGCAGCCGGGGTGGCGCTGACCTATGGCATCCACGCACTGGGCAACAAGCTCGATCCTGACGCCAAGTTTGGCACATGGCGAGATGAGCACATTTGGGGCGCCTCGTTTATCGACAACGCCCTCAGTAAAATCGGGTTGGGCCGAGGCTACGAAGAACAGTCAAAAGATGCTGCCGCGTTGCATGAAAAAGAAGCGGCCGAAGCGTTGCAAAAAGCCACTGAGGAAATCAACAAACAGGCCGACCGAAACAAGCCGCCCGGAGGCACACCGCCCGCTGCGACCGCGCCCGCCGAAGAACCTGGAGTAGTGGCTCCCAAAAAGCATGCGCCGGGTGGGCGCGGTGGAAGCGTGCATCAACAACTCCCGCCCGATCACGCAATGTCGTCGCTGGACCGACAAGTGGCACAAGAAAAAGCCAAGCTCGACGCTGATGCCGAAGAAGCAGATCGCTATCGCGCCCTGCGTGATGATCAGTTGCCGGTCGGTGCATCAGTCAATCGGAAGACCGGCGAAGTCTCGATCAGCCATATGAAGATGGCGGAGGAAGCCCATCGCTTGGCGGCTCTCGAAGCGGCTGGGCCGACCACTCCAACCATGCCGGTTGAAGACCCAACGCCTGTCGTGGCCGCTGGCCTCACCCCATCAGCCGATGTCGGTGAAGTCTATTTTGGCGACGCTGCGCATCATGATGAAGGCAAACGCATCTCCAAATTCGAGCACCAGCGCCGTCAGAAGAAAGAAGCCGATGAGATTCGCGCCCGCAATCAAGTGCGCGCCGCCAATCCCGATTTGGCAAAGAATGATGACACTGTCTGGGACCATTTATCGACCGGTCAAACTCCCACCCCGGCGCAGCAAAGCCTTGAAGACAAGCTCGGCGCTTTGGTCGAACTGCAAATCCAGGCCAATCAAATCGCGGCCGACGCGGCGAAGAACGCCAAACCAGAACCGTTCAAGTGACGGTGAGACCCACGCTCGATACAACGGTCAGGACGGATTGTGAACTACCGCGCTGCTAAATATGCGATAGTTCGAGGAACAACCAAAAGTGGCAATCCAATTCGTCGATAGGGTGCGAGTATCAACTGCAACAACCGGCACCGGCACGATCACTCTTGGTATGGCGGTTCCGGGTTTCCGCAGTTTTGCCCTGGCCCTAGCTGCCGGTGATCTGGCCAGTGGCGCTATCGTCTATTACACCATCGAAGATAGCGGCAATGCCTGGGAAGTTGGCAGTGGGGTCTATACGTTCGGGGCCGAGACACTGACCCGCATTGTGTCAGCATCCTCACTTGGCGGGACTACGGCGCTGACCTTGACAGGATCGGCCTCGATCTATCTCACAGCAACAGCAAACTTGCTCCCCGCCCTGTTGACGACATTGACGGTAGCAGCGCTGAGTGCGCCTGTTGCTATTATCGGCAGCAACACTTCAGCCACAAGCGCACTCGTACTCGATGCAGCATCCGCAACAACGCGAGCCATTTACTGGCAAACAACCGGTCTCAATCGGTGGGCGATTTATGCCACCAACACTGCGGAAACCGGCGGCAATGCTGGATCGGATTTGTCCATCAGCAATCAGAGCGACACAGGAACCGCGCTTTACACGCCCTTGACGATCACCCGTTCAACCGGTCTAGTCTCGGTCAACAATGGAATCGCGATCATCGGTACGACCTCGACGCCGACCGCCGCCTTAAACGATTCCAGCACCCTGATCGCCTCCACGGCCTATGTTATGGGTCAGGCCAGCACGACGCTACCATTGATCAATGGCACGGCCACGAGTGGCATTGGCTCAACCTTCGCCCGGAGCGATCATGGCCATCCCAGTGACACTTCGCGGCAGGCAGTAATCGGCTTTACGCCCGTCCAGCAAGGGGGCGGAACCGGGCAGACGACCGCTGACAAAGTCTATATGGGATGGAATTCGGCACTGACCGGGGTGAAAATAACCGTCAATTCGACCGACCTTGGGAACCTGATTACGACCGTCTATCCACAAAATTACGCCCAAAGCAGCACCTCTGTCAACTTTGCCAGTGTCAATGTCACTTCGACCAGTGTGGGGTCGATTCTACTGGTTCCAGGTTCGGCATCAAACACCGGCTACGCGGCGTTTTACAATCCGGCCGGAACCCAGCAGGGGTATGCGGGCTTTGGTGCCGCTACTGGCGTTCTCAATCTGGCAGTCGAAAACGGCACCATCGGCTGGGCGACCAATCTCAATTTCGCTTGCGGCACGACCCTCAGTGTTGGAACCGATTGTGTCGTCGGGGGCAATGTCGTGTCCGGTGGCGCGACCTATGCCTGTGGTTCAGCCAATGCGTTTTATCTGAACATTGATGGTTCAGGCAATCGGGTTATGAACTATAGCACCAGTGGCTGGAAGCACTATTGGCGCGCGAGCGATGGCTATTACATTTACGCAAATAATGCGGGTACTCCGTTATACTACTGCGATGGTTCGGGCAATTTCACGGTGACTGGAACGGTCACAGCCGCGAACGTGTCGGATGCTCGGACCAAAGAAAATGTGCAATCCTACACCCGTGGTTTGGCTGACCTTATCCAGCTAAAGCCGGTCAGTTTTCAATATAACGGCCTGGGCGGCACCACCCGAGATGGCAGGGTGTTTCATGGCGTGACCGCCCAACAGGCGCAACCCTTCGTCCCTGAATGCGTGGCGCTGACTCATGATCCGCGCCCCGATCCGGCGAAACCGTTTACGCCGAGCCGGTTGCCCGGCCAATTGAGTTTTCATGCAAAGCCGTTGATTTTTGCTTCGGTCAATGCATTCAAAGAAATCAACGCCCGATTGGAACGTATCGAACAGGCATTGATTGATCAACACCTTCGGTGAACTATCTATGGGCTAAATATTCAATAGCTTCGGGAAGTAAACGAGAATATAATGGGTGATCCCTATTTTTCAAATGTGAGTCTGCTTGCCCATTTTGATGGCACAAACGGATCAACGACCTTTATCGACAGTTCTCCAAATAATTTGGTGATGTTCGCCCCAGACAGCGGGACGGATTCGATCAGTACCGCAAGTCCTAAGTTTGGTACAGGATGTTTAGCTGTCAGCACGGGTGTTCAGTTTGGATCACTAGCATCAAATGCTTATCTTGGTGCTGGTCAGTTTACTGTTGAAGCGTGGGTCAACTTCACCTCATTCACTGGTTCCGGTGTTGATACCATTATCAGCCAATGGGATGTTGGCGGTCAGTATGGCTGGCTATTCGGCTGGTTCGCCGGGTCGATAGGTTTCTCATATTCAACGGGTGGTTATGACGGCGCCGGACCAAGCGGCGCCTATACGCCATCGTTGAACGCTTGGTATCATGTGGCGACGGATCGCGACGCAACCAACACCCTTCGGGTCTATGTCAATGGTGCAGTCCTCTGCTCGCAAGTTATCGTCGGCGCATTTTATTCAAGTAATCAAGGCGGTGTAATCGGCAATACTACCTATGGCATTACCCATCCAAACAACGGCACATTCCCCGGCTATATCGATGAAGTGCGTATTACGGTCGGCGTGGCCCGTTATGCAGGCGCATTCACACCGCCAACCGCACCATTTTCGAATTCGTTGCCGACCCCTGTAATTCAGTTCGCAGATAGAGTATCAGTCGCAACAGCAACAACCGGCACCGGAACGATTGCGCTTGGTGCGGCAAGCGCGGGTTTTCGGAGCTTTGCCGCAGCGGTCACGGCTGGGGCTTTGACCTCGGGCGCCACGGTGTATTATGCCATCCAAGACACCGCCAATGCTTGGGAGGTCGGGACAGGTGTCTATACGTCTGGCGCCGAAACGCTGAGCCGCACTGTGTCATCCTCCTCGCTCGGCGGAACAGCGCTGAGCCTGAGCGGGACAGCACTGGTCTATCTCACCATCACGGCACTGTCTTTCACGGCCCTGACCACAACCCAAATCGCCGCATTACTGGCCGCTGGAACCATCACGATTGGCAGCAGTACTGCCGCCTCGGTGAGTCTGGTTCTCGATGCGGCGACTGGTAACAATCGCCAAGTCTGGTGGCAATCAGCCGGTCTCAATCGCTGGTGTCTGTTCGCGGATGCAACAGCAGAAACTGGTAGTAATGCCGGATCAAACTTAGAATTATATGCCTTCAATGACGCTGGGACGTTTCTCTACACACCAGTTCTTTTGATCAACCGGGCAACTGGCTTGATTACCGCAAATAACGGTATTGCACTGTCCGGCACCGCCATTGCGCCCACTCCCGCCATCAACAATTCCAGTTCGCAGATCGCCACCACAGCTTTTGTTCTCGGCCAGATCAGCCCCGCCCTGCCCTTGATCAACAGCACCGCTGCCGTGGGTTCGGGCACCACGTTTGCCGCCGCCGATCATGTGCATCCGGTGGATACCTCGCGTCAGGCGTCCTTGGGCTTCACGCCGGTCCAGCAAGGGGGTGGCACGGGACAGACCACCGATAAGGTGTATCTCGGATGGTCAACGGCTGGTACTGGCGCCAAAGTAACCGTTGATGCCACCGATGTTGGCTTTATCGCTTCGACGATTTACCCGCAGAGTTTTGTCCAAACGGGCGGAGCCTATACATTCGCCAATGTGAACGTCACCGCAGCGAGCGTGGGAAGCCTCCAGGCTACCCCCGGTAACACTGTCGATACGGGGTACTTCGGGTTCTTCAATGCGGGCGGAACCCGTATGGGCTACATGGGCTATGGTGCAACCAATCTGACCTTGCAAGCCGAGAGTACTACGACCGGATGGAGCACTCCGCTCCAGATGTCCGTCGGCGAGAGCGTCAACGTCGGCACCACTGCAACTATTGGCACCCAGCTATATGCGAACGGGATACTCTATTCCAATGCCGCAGCCAACAATTTCTTTCTCGGCATTGATAGTTACGGCAATCGCAGTATGAACTATGAGACTTACTGGTTGCATCAATGGGTTGCGGGCAACGGCAATTATGCCTTTTTTGTTACCAGTCCGGCCGTTCAGGCGTTGTATTTCTCCGAGGCCATTGGCGGGCATTTCGTCGTCTACGGCACGATGTCTGCGTCAAATATTTCGGATGAGCGAACCAAACGCAACGTGCGCCCTTACACACGCGGCTTGGCCGACATCATTCAATTAGAGCCAGTCAGCTTTGAATATAACGGCCTGGGTGGCACCACCAAGGATGACAAGGTTTGGCACGGTGTCACCGCACAACAGGCCCAACCGTTCGTGCCGGAATGTGTTCGTTTCACGGACGATCCTATCTCCCACGGGCACAAGCCGGAAGATATCAAACGGACACGGTTGCCGGGACAGCTTAGCTTTGATGAAAAACCGCTGATCTTCGCTGCACTGAACGCTTTCAAAGAAATCGATGCGCGGTTGCGGTCGATCGAACAGACATTGGGAATCTAGCACATGGCGCTCTATCAATTAACGGCTATCTCGATTGTCGTGCTGCGCACGTCGGACAATGTTTACATCTACGACAATCCGGCCCCGATCACGTCGCAGGATTGGCTGGATTATCAAACATGGCTGGCAGTGCCGAATACGCCTGATCCGATGCCGACACCTCCGCCGCCCACGGTCATTCCCATCGCTAATTTTTGGGCACGCTTCACACCGGCTGAACAATCCGCCATCGAAACTTACGCCACTACCAACGCCAGCATCGCCCAGGCGATGACCTTTGGCGCGGTGGTCGGCATGGTCAATTTGATTAGCGGTCCGATCGTAACGACCTGGATGGCCGCCTTGGTCACAGCCGGGGTGATCACCTCGGCGCGAAGCACCGCAATTCTCACACCGTGAAGAGGTCGCGGCTTCCAAGACCTGATTGAGGATGATATATAGAATTATGCACCCGCATCGCACCTTACGCTTAACCTGACCCCCATCACCGATCCCACGCGACGGGCGAACCCCCTTGCCAGATCGGTAAGGGGGTTTTTCTTTGTGTGGGCGTGGCGTAACGGCAGCCGCGACAGGCTCAAACCCTGTTGGTCCGAGAGGATCGTGGAGGTTCAATTCCTCTCGCCCACACCATCCAATCTGGAAGCCTCAAAGGGGGTTTGGCGAAAAGGCATACGCGCTTGATTTAAGATCAGGTTTCCGTTAGGAAGTGAGGGTTCGACCCCCTCAGCCCCCACCAGCTTTAGTTCACGTTCATCATTTGATTTTGGTTTCCTTGAAATCGACATGTCTACGGACCACCGGGTCATACTTGCGCAGCACCAATTTGTTCGCTTTGCTGCGAGAGTTCTTGGTAGTGACGTAGAAGTATCCGGTATCAGCGGTCGAGATCAGCTTAATCTGAACTGTGGTTTTTCTTCGCCACGCTCAGCCCACCGGCAGCGGCTGGATGGATTCTGGGTCAAACACATACCAACCCTCGTCGATCACATCAGTGTCGGACAACCTGACATTGATATGGCCGATATAGGTGACCTCGGTGATGCGGTCGCC